CGCTGCTGGGAGCGTTAATCCAGGTTTATCTAACGCGGGTTCTGCTTTAGGTGCGAGACTAGGTCAGAAATTGGCTAACGTCGTCGGATTTGGAGCTTATACCGTTAATAAGAATTCCTTGTTAAAGACAGCTAGTGTTTTGCCTGAAGGGACTGAGATTCCTCAGTTCATGAATTCAATACACGAAACTAGAATACAACACAGGGAATACATTGGTGACATAGTGGTACCATCATCACCGAACTCGTTCGTGAATCAATCTTTCACTATCAATGCTGCGAACTCAACAACGTTTCCGTGGCTGGCAGCAGTTGCTGCTAGGTACCAACAATACAAGTTCAATGGCTTGATATTTGAATTTAAGACTTTATCATCAGATATAACAGCAGGCGGGGCCTTAGGTGCAGTCATAATGTCAACCAATTATGATACGATCAAGAGGCCGTTTGCCAATAAACTGGAGATGGAAAACAGTGAATATGCGACCAGTGCAAAACCGAGTAGATCACAGATCCACGCGGTGGAGTGCGACCCAGCTATGACTCAGTCAAAACTTCTTTATTGCGCAGATGCCGGAAATGACGAGACCCTAGACATTGATCCAAGGTTTGCGAACTTAGGGAACTTCCAACTAGCAACGGTTGGATTACCAGGTTCAGCAGGCCAAGTCTTGGGAGAGCTCTGGGCTTCTTACGATGTCTCATTATTCAAACCCGATTTGGGAACACCTATAGATGTTGGATGGCAAAAGTTTACCGCGGCCGGAACAGTTTCGATTACCGCGCCGTGTGGGGACCCAGCGTTGTCCTTTCTATCAGAATCTGGGTACATATTGCAGGTTTATGATGCGATCTCCATTAAGATTAAGAAAAGATCTAAGTTATACGTAACGGCTATCTATGTGGGGACTGGCATTACCTCAACGTCCATGCTGGCGTACGCGAATTGCACAGTTTCTCTATTAGACCAGTGTTTTAGAGATCTATCAAATACGCTTAGCATAACGACTTTTAAGATAGAAGCTTCGCAAGATGGTGCTATATTTGGCCCAGCTTATACTGCTACGACTCTTAATGAGTTCAGAGTGCACGCAGTTAGCTACGAAGGAGCAGATGGACAATAAGCAATTAAACAGAACCGTAACCCTCGAGTAAATATGACCTCACAAGTCTATTGAAAGAGTCATGAAATAACGACCATGCGGAGGCCAGTGGGCAGCAGTTAGCGGGGCTTATCGACCCCCCCCGATGCGAGATGGAGACCTTTCTAAAGCAAAGTTAGC